GAGAAGACTGGTTGGAGGCCTTGGGTATGCAGAATGTGGAGCGTGACGACTCTCGCCCGGAAATGGGTACCGTTGTACGGGGTCGCACAAATATTGCGCGAGACAGTGCTGTTCAAAGGCTAAGGGCAGTTTACAAAAAATTGAAGGACCAGTTTGGCGAAGACCAGTCTTTCTATGTTCTTCCTGTTGAGGAGTTTTTGCAAGGCGGTTTGGGAGAGCATTTGAGTGAATACGACCTACAAGGTATGGGTGACATTCATTCTCACCTTACCGACGATTTGTCGTATTACCTTGACGAAACCGGCGAGAAGAAAAAGAAGTTCCGTGCACAAAACACAACGGCCCCTCGGTCGCAAGTTATGCTGCATGACATCCATCGTGGTGAACCTCAAAAATATGATACCCATGTCATGCTAAGTCAGCATGGATTGAAACCGAGTCAGCAAAGTCAACTTAGCCCCGAAGAACGAGAATCGCTTGTCGCAGGCGACCCCATGAGGCGTCGTCACCAGCGAAGAGCAAAAATATTCTCGGCTCTTCAAGAAGTCAAGAATACTTTAGGTCACCGAAGTCGGGCGAGTGCTAACGGTATGTTGCTTGCTGATGACGACTTTTTGGCTGACAACAAAGCCATACAGCCCCGCCGAATCAAAGGAAAGAAAATTGCTGACAAGGTTGACAATCGGGCGGAAAAGCGCATCGGCATTCTTGATTCGTTTATCGTTTTGCTTCCCGAACATGAGCCAAAAATCATGCAAAACATTGTAGAAAAGGTCAAGGAACTTAAACCCAAGAAAATTGGTGGAGGGGCAGGGACCCATGAAAACTACGGAATCCAGTCGCTTTACGACAGCCCTGCTTACCGCATGGAATGGGGAACAGTGCACGATGTTACGCTCGGTATGTACCTTGACGAAAGCGGTAAGCCGGTGGTGTACCGACTGGATGAGCCCGAGCCATTATCGTTGGTGACGCCTACTTTGGAGAACGCTCATGCGCTTGCCCCGATGCACCGTAATTACTTTGGCGACCATCGCTCGGATGTACCAATTGAAAGGCAACCAAGAGGTAAACGAAAGAATCTCCTTGGGCGAAGCCGTAATGAAGAAGTAACGGCTCCGACAAATAAGATGGATGGGCCTTCGCTTTTGGCTTCGCTGACAAATCCGGACTATATCCGTAAGGATATGCCGGACGGTGTGCCTTCGCTGCAAGCCATGCATCGTATTTTTGAATTGGACGATATGGAGTATTTGAAAGGGTTTACTGGCGATTGGATTGTCAGTGACTTTCCCGAGGGCCCTCGTTTTTTCGTCACGAAAAAGAATGATAAGGTTGAATCAAAGGCCGACCTTTCGGATGAAGAAAAGGAGGCGTTCAAGAAAGTCAGTGAAAAGGACTTCGTGATTGACGCTATTCGCGGCAAGGATGTTATCCACATTTTTGACATATTGGAGTTTGACGGTAATGACACTTACGACATGCCCATCCAAGAGCGTATCAAAATTATGCGGGGCGCTCTTGAAAGTGTGGAAATGGTGCATACTCCCAGTGCCTCCGACACGAAACTCACTGATGATGCTGGTTTGAAGTCGGCTGTCAAGAACTTGGAAGGACCACGCATTTTGATGCGAGACGCTAAGTCGGCTTACATGAAAGGTGAGCCTCGGCACCCAAAGTGGGTGATGCTGCAACCCGGTTCGGAGGTGGTGCTGATGGTACTTGACCGACGCGGTGATGGCCCGTATCACTATCGGCTGGGCACTGGCCCTATCGCACATGGGGAAGACTTGGGTGACCGCAAAGTAGAGCACGAGGGTAACGACTACATGGATGTCGGCGCATCGTTCCAAAGTGAAGACAAGTACGATGTAGGGGACTTGGTGCGGGTAGATGTCACCAATGTGACGGAAACTGAGGCTTCGGAGCGACAAAAAGTCTACACGGTTCATGCTCCGAAAATTGAAGGTGAAGCCGAAGGCGAAGGACTGGTAAGTTCCGAATCCTTATCCATGCTTGCAAAAGGAGAACTGTATCATCACCCTGTAGAAGTGTTCCGCAAAGGCAGGTATGTTCAAATCAAAATTGGCGACGATGCAGTAATCTACAAAGCGTCTATGCGAGACGACGAGTGGTCAGTTCACACGCCTCAAGCGGACAACCCGTATGTCCTGCGACTCAGTGAAAGTCAGCGACCGTTTTGGTCACCCGTCGTAGGTGTCCTACTCAAAGGAGAATTGGAGATTGAAGAAAAGTCCGAGGTAAAGGAGTCCGTTGAGCCTGCAAAGCCACTCACCCAACCGCACAAAGTAAAGGACACTGAATGGAAACAAAAGAAACAGCACCTTTTGAGCAAAAGTTTGATTCTGTTAGAGCGATTATTGGAGAAAAGCAGTGTAGGTGCCGTTGGCGATTATCATGGTGGGGCTAAAGGGCTCGGGTTTGATTACGGTACACCTATAGAATCACCCAGTGGGCCTACAAACCTCAATGATGCTAAAACCATGCCGGATTATGATGTCCGCGACATTGAGCGGGAAAACAAAGAGCGTGCAGAAGACAAGCGCAAACCCAAGGAAAGCGGTGCACTGCAAGACAATTTAGAACTCACTGATGAAAAAGCCGTCATCCATACTGATTAAATACCATGACAGGAGTATTCGCCAGCAATGATGGCCTCCCCTCTCCGAACCTCCCCGTTCTCACAGACGGGTAGTATTTCGGTTCTCAAGAGCAGTGGTGACCTTGTCGTTGCAGGCTACGCCTCCGTTGAGATGGTGGACAAGCAAGGGGATTTGATTACCCGAGACGCACTCAAGAATGCTTTTGATGGCTTCATGAAGTCTCAAGAGTTTCGCAATGTTCAGTTGGCTCACTCCAACATTCAAGTCGGTAGCGTTATTGACTCGTACACTGATAGCAGTGGCCGACTTTGGAAGTCCGGCGTTGATGATGCCGGCCTTTTTGTCGTCATCAAGGTGCGTGACGACATTGAGAAAGCCCGAGAAGTGGCTAACGAGATTCGCAAAGGGTCCCTTCGTGGATTCAGTATTGGAGGGCAGGCTTTCAAGCGTGTCAACAAATCCGACAGCCAACATGGCGACTACACGGAAATCTCCAAACTGGAACTGCATGAAGTTACCATTTGTGAAAAGGGTATCAACCCCGAAGCGACCTTCCGCATATTGAAGGAGGACACCACAATGACCAACGAAAACGAAGCAATGAGCGAACTCTCGTCAGTTCTTGACCGAATTAACCTGCGACTGGATGCCATGGAAAAAGGCGAGGGCGAAATGCCCGAAGGTTTGAAGGAGCACATGAAGGACAAGAGAGACGACGACAAACCCGAAGACAAAAAAACCGAAGAAGACAAAGGTGACGAAATGGCCGAAGAAGACGAAAAAGAAGGCATGTACGCCAAAAGCGAATACAGCGATGTGATTACCGAAGACTACCTCCACTGGATGGAGAACACTCTCAAATCCGCTGGAGTGGACACTGACGGTGCCCGCTTGCACTTTGACCAACTCTCCAAGGCCAACCTTGGTTCGGACCTCGGTTCCACCGACGGTGCACAATACTTTGCTGCACAGGCGAAGGGACGAGTCCAAGAAAACGGCTCTCCTTCTACCAACGCCATCGGCAAACTCAACAGCGGCTCCAGCAGCGGCGATGTCTCCAAGGGCTTCTTGTCCCCATCGGACTTGACCCCGGCACAAGTTGAGGAAGCCTATGCTGCTTACAAGGCTGCTTCCATTGAGAAGCAACTCAAAACCAGTCTTGGCGCTGTCTTTGCTGACCGCCTTGCCAAAGAGCAGACGGCTGAAATTGAGTCTCGCCGTGCTTCCGAGTTTGACGCTCGTGGCCCACTCGCCTCCATTGAAAAGGCAGTCACTGCTCTCAGTGAGCGCATTGACTCCCTCGCCACTGGCGAAGGTACGACTCTCCGCAAGTCGGAAGCCGCACCTTCCATTACCGTTCCTTCCACCCAAGATTTGGCGAACATGTCATGGGACGAAGTCCATCAACTGGCTGGGAGAGCATTTAACTGAAAGGAGAGATGAAATATGGCACGAAATTACCTACGCACAATCAACGACATGGAACGCTACTACTACGGCGCTGGCTCCAACATGGGCTACGCCTACTCCGGTAGCGAACTTTTGAAGGCTGACGCACCAATGTTGTCCACCACGGCTGGTACCTACCAAGCCATCTACGGACGCAAAGTTTGGAGCCAGTTGAACCAAGAGTTCAACGCCTTCTCCATCCTTCCAAAGAAGCCTTGGGACCGAAGTGGATGGCGTGTTGTCACGGCTCGCCCCGACTCCTCCAAGGGTGGCGGCATCGCTGAGAACGGCACCTTGCCCGACACGACCAAGCCAACCTTCCAAAACATCGCTGCAAAGCCAAAGACCATCGCTCACACCTTTGACATGAGCGAAATGGCCATCTTCCTTAACGACAAGGACGACGGTCTTGGCGACATCCGTTCCATCCTCAAGGAAGAAATGGGTAAGCACCACGCAGAAGAAATCAACAAAATGCTCCTTGAGGACGCTGACGAACCTGCTGGTAACGACTACGAGTCTTTGGACCGCATTACGCTCGGCTCTTCAATGACCAACGCAAACGGCTACTTGACGAGTGACGCTGATGCTGACATTTACAGCATTGACCGTGATGCCGCTGCAAACTCTTGGTCTTACGCCGAAGAGAATGTTTCCGGAACCCACAACACCAACCGTGTGCTCAGTCTTGACCACATTGACGACCTTTTCCAAAAGATTTGGGTCCGTGGTGGCAACCCGAAGGTTATCCTTACGGGCTACGACACCTTGATGCGCATTCAGCAACTCCTCCAAGCCCAACAGCGGTTCATGGAAGAGAAGCGAGTCACCCCCACCTTCAACGGTGTGAAGGGTGTGCCCGGTGTTGAGGCTGGTTTCATTGTGGCTACTTACAACGGTGTCCCAATCATTCCTTCCAAGGATGTTAAAAAGGCCGCCTCCGGTATCAGCCGCATGTACTTCCTTGATACGGACTACATGCATTTCAGTGTGGCCAAGCCAACGCAATACTACGAATCCGGCATTGAGACCGGTGACCCATTCGCCATCAACCGCCTCGGTCAAGAGGGGCTGTACCGAACCATGGGAGAGGTGTGGAACACTTTCTTCGGTGGTCATGGCTCAATCCGCGACTTGGAGTGATGGAGAAACGACAAAAAAAACATGGAGATGATGAAATATGGCAGTAACTTTGACGAACGGTGGCGGTACTGAAACCGTCGTTTTTACGAACACTTTTGAACTGGACCTGTACGCTGGAACTCCCGGTGGCGACACCAACTGGTTGGACGGCAACGCTGGCGGCTCTTACCCCGGCAGCCTTACCGGTTTCCTTGCATCCAACAGTGACGGTAACGCCGTCGCTGGTGCAAAACTGGTTTGTGGAACTTTGGCTACGATTACAACGGCTGACACCTTGACGGCCGGCGGAGACGGTAGCCAAGTCCTTGCAGTTATTATTGGAGACACCGCTGACGCCGCTGACGCAGTGACCGCTACGGTCGCTGATGGTGTTGTGACCTTTACGGTCGTAGGTGGACCAACGGCTACTCTGACGACCATGTGGGCAATTGTTGCTTGAGGTGACTCTTCTGCCTACTATTACTTCACTTGGCCCTTACTTTGAGCGGGCAGTTCCCGGTATGAAGCGAACTGTTTGCTTGCGAGGTGTCCCCTTTGAAGTGACGCAGGAATGGCTTGACCATCACCGGGCTTCGTTGAGCGCCAAATACTGGCGCATTGAGGGCGATGCAGGTGTTACGGTTGACGAAGGCAACGATGGCATCCCCGATGCTGGCTGGACCAAGAAGGACCTTGTGACTTGGATGACAGAAAGAGGACTTGAGGTTGGCGGCTACGCCACCAAGGCCACTCTTCTCAAATCCGTCAATGCTTTCTTAAACCCGGAACCCGTAGCCGAGCCAGTGGAAGAGGCAGAAACCCCTACCGAAACAGGAGATGAATAAACATGGCAGTATCAATTGACCCCCGACCAACCTACTTTGGTGACCGAATGATTGTGACTGGAAGCACCACTGGTGCTGAAAACATTGACCTCAGTGCCCTCTTGTCATCTATTGATGGCGGCATGGTGAACGCAAAGACGACGGCAGCAACCGTGACTCACGCCATTGACGGCACGACCTTCAAGGTCGGTGGGGCATGTACTTTCGTCGTGATGGGTCGCCGATGAGGTGACCTAAATGGCTAAGACTGCTACCATCTTGGGGCCTTTCGCTCCTCGTGACTTGCAGGACAGCACGGCGAAGACGGCCATTGAAGCCGCCATCGTTGCGGCTATTGGTGCGAACACTCCGGTGTCGGCAGACCCGCAAGTCATTCTTGGAAACCTGTACTTCATCGTAACTACCGTTTGAGGTGGCGATGATGGACAAAGCGACTATCGGTCTTGACGAAGTGGAGCGCCTTGAGAAGCGAGGCATTCGTCTTGCGGAGTCTTTCGGCACTGGTTCAGTTCACAACACTGAGCGTCCTCTTGAGGGCATTACTTCCAAGCAGCGCATCCGTACACGCAAGACTGGTGATGTTTTGAACATCGGCGCAGGTACTCGTTGTACAGATTGCGGTATGCTTTACTTCTGTTGGGTTGACAAGTGCAGAACTTGTGGCAAGCAAATGGATTATAACTTAGGGCAGCATGGTGAGTGATATGGGGCGAGTGCTTGTCCGGAAAGCGATAGGCGATGATGACCTCACCACCGCAGAGGCCATGCGTGAAGCAGAAGAAAGGAAGCGCAGGGAACGAGTGGCCGAAGCGGAAGGTATGACCGCCGCAAAGGAAGGGTCAATCAATCCACTGACAGGTAAAGTCCGTGTCAAAGATAAGTCAAAAATCACCTACACCGCTGCCGAGCGCAGGGCACGAGAAGAACAACTCGCCCGTCGCCGAGAAGAGATGGGCCCTGCCCTTCCCGGTAAACGACGGGAGGCTTTTGAAGAGCAGGACCCCGCTGACCGTACAACCACAGACTTGTCACCCGGTTTCAAGTTTGGACTTGATGCTGCTCGCACTAAAATGCGGGGGCAGATTGACGAAGCCACAGGTAAACCGCGAGAAAAGGGCTTCATTTCTTCAAACATCGCTGCTGGTGAAGAAGGAGCCGGTATGGGAGGCATGCGTATCATTGACCCCAGCGGTACCAGTGCCTTTTTCGGCCAAGGTGGACAAAGCCTACAGGGTCGGAAAACGAATTATGGACTTGGGTTGAGTGGACGCAAAGGGGCTAAACGCGCCGAGCGAGCCGCCCGAGACGCAGGTCAGTACACCGAAGAAGACGAGTTGTTTACGGGTGTTCAAGAGACTGGACGAATTGACGAAGAAACGGGCGAGTTCATATACGAGCCAACGATTACTCCCGACCTCACTCCTCGTATCAAGGAGTCCATGGACCTTCGTCGCCTTCTTGGTAAAGTGTTGAGCAGGGACCCTCAACTGTTCCAACAACACTTTGGTCAAGAAGGCGTGACCATGTCTCCCGGTAGAGGTGGTGACCGGGACCCACAGGCTTTGCGTGACACTTTAGTTGAGCAAGGTCTGTCAGCGATTCGCCAAGACCCTTCTCGCCTCGCCCAGTTTTTGAAGAATCAAGGACTTACAATGGAAGCAACTCACCGTGACGCTACCGGTATGGGTGCTATGGGTCGCACACGGGTTGACCTTTCCGACCCTCGCGCCATTTACGACTTGGCGGCGTCTTTGGGCATGAGCATGCCGCAGGCTGCTATGTACGCCCAACTGGACAGCATGCTTCTTGAGCAGGGCCTTCGCATGAGTCCCGAGATGCAGCAACAAGTGGTTCAAGAACTCAATCCGCAGGGCTTCAACGATATTGGGCCTATGTTGGAGCAGAACATGGACTCTCTTGCTTCGCAAGCCGAGCCTGTTGAAATGGGTGCAGAAACGGCTATTGCTGAACTTATGGGTTCCGGCAAAGTAGTTCAGCCCGACCCTGCGCGCATGACCCCTTCTCCTTCCGACCGACCCGACCCCGAAGTTACCGCTGAGGAGCGCATGAACATCATGTTGGTCAATCACTTCAACGCCATGGACCCACGAGGCGTGGACGGAAACCCCGAAGGTTTTGAGCGTTACAAGGCTGCTGTCTTCCAAAGTTTGGAGAATCAAATGGAGATGCAAAACCGCTTGCGTGCTCAAATGGGTATGGGTATGGGTGCTATGAGTGAGGACCCTCGTTCACGAGAAGCCTATGAACAGGGGCAGCGTAGAATGCAGCAGGAGGCACTTTCAACCGCCATGGAGCAGGTTGAAATCCGTGGCGAGGCTGGTGAGTTCTTGCACCCCGACGACGCTACTTACAACACTGATATGTTCCGAGAAATGAACTTGGGTCGCCGCCAAGCAGAAGCAGAAGCAGAAATGCGACTTGCTCCATTGCAAAACAAACTCAGCGAGGCCAAGTTGCGTCTTCGCCAAATGGACATGCTGCCCGAGACACAAAAGCCAAGCGATTACCGTGAACAAATGGCGCGCATGCAAAGCGGAATTGAAAGGTTACAAGCAGAGTATGATGAAGCACTTCAACAATTGGTAGAACGAAGTGGAGTACCGACTGGCGAAAAGCGTTCTTCTGCACCAAGCGGCAGCCTCCGACAACTACAAGGTCAGCATGAGCGAGGTAATATTCCAGTCGCTGGTCAAGCAGGTGCCCAAATCACCCCTTCTCGGGCAGCCCAATCTCCTCGTGCTATGCGTGTTGCAGATGATGGTACACCAATGACCGACAGCCGACTTAACCGCACCATCCCTATGAGTAGAGATGAATTGCGCAACCGACGCCGTGCTGAGCGAGACCGGAGGAATGTTGTCGGTACGACTCGTGAAGAGTTAGGCCTTGGCGACTTTGTGGAGGAGCAAGAAGGTGCTGCGCCCGCTGAGCCTGCTGCGCCCGCTGAACCTACAGTGATGCCCGACGCTTCTGCCCCGACGAACATGTCGTTGGAAGAAATGCTTGAGCGGTTCATGGGAGGCAGTGACAAACAGACCGGGGAGTGGATGTCCCTTGGCGAGCAGTTGCTCAAGGGCATTCAAGACGACATGCGGCGAGTTGGCCTTTGGTGAGGGAGGAGTATGAGTGCCAGTAGTGTTCAGCCCCGGTGAGCCCGAAACACGGCCTCTTCGTCCCACCGAGATTGTTTACACGACGGCGCAGAAGGTTGCCGACCTTCTTGGGATTGGTCCGCAAGAAGAAGTGTTGGTGAGTGCTGATAGCGAAAGTGGAGCGGTCTTTGTCACTGGTGCAGACTATCGTAACCATGGGTTTGAGACAGGCGATTCAATCCTCATTTACAGCGATGCTGACCCGATGGGAACAACCGCGACCATCAGCAACATCACCTCTACAGCAAACGGTGTCAAACTTCACTTCACGGATGTCACGCTGACGGCTACTGATTATGAATTGGCCGACAACACCTATGTGCAGAACCAAGCGTCGTTCACCAACGGCAAGACCCGTGGTGTCAAACGCAGTCATGTGGAACAGCGCATCAAAGAGGTGCAAGACCGCATTGATAATGTAACGCATAACGCTTGGCGACCTTACCTCGTATCAGCCGAATACCTCAACTTTGATACCTACAAGCCGTATCGTCGCCGATACTTTACTGACTATGTTGGAACAACGCCTTTGTTGTTCCGTAACATTCAGCAGATTCTCCGCATTGAAATGTGGCAAGGTGACGATTATCGTGAGATTGGTTCGGCCGAGGCTCGTCTTGAAATCATTGACCACGAAGGGCTGTCCGGAGACTCGCTGTACTTCTCCCTCGGCAACGGCTCCATCGCCACGCTGAGCGTTGGTACTGGAAGTACGAATTGGCGGGCTGACTTTGACAAAGTGTCCACGGCACAGAACCTCGCCGACCTTATCAACAAAGAAGACCGTGTGGGCAAGACGGCTGTAGATTTCAGCCCTACCTTTACTTTGGAAGGCTCCACATCCAACATCGCCGTTCACAACGAAGTGCTCGCCAGCGCCAACGCTGACTACGGTAACGGCAAACTCAAACTTACCAGCATGCGACAGACCAAGGGTGGCGAGGCTTTGCAGATTGCGTCCACTGATTTGACTAACCTTACCGTCTCACAGACGGCTTCCCGCTCAACAGAAACGGCAAATGCAAATTACGATACGGGACTTGAGGTTGCCTCCTATACCGATATTACCTTCATTGAACCTCACACTACAGTTATCAGTTTGCATAGTGGTGCAGCGGACCCCGATACTGTACTTGATGTAGGGGATGTGCTGTACAATTCGGCAGGACTAACTGTTGGTACGGTTGACATTTTTGCCGGTAGTGCCGGTTCTTATACTATCACACTTACAGGTTTGGCCAGTGCAGACAGGCCGTCAGTTGGTCAAAATCTCTACAGGTCCAGCACTCGTAGCGTTGCCGGCACCACACTTTCAGTGGACTCTACTACTGGTTTCCCTTCTAAGGGTCTGCTGATGATTGTCAATGGCGCTTCTACTCGTGTGTTCTCTTACAGCGGTAAGACGGCTACAACCTTCACTGGTGTGGCTGTCGTCGGCGGTGGAGCAGCCCTTACACAATTGGACGATGGCGATGTCACAGTCACTCAATACTACTTCCAGTCTGACATCGGTGCGTTTTCGGACGCTGGTGGTGACCAAGCCCGCCTCAAAGACTGGTGGCTTGACCATGAAATGGGCATCATTTATTTCAACAATTCATATCCGTTCTTTGAGTGGAACGCTGTCAAAGTGTCCTACATCTATGGCGAGCGTTATGTGGAGCAGGCCATTGAAGAAGCAGCAACCAAATTGGTGGCGGTTGACCTTCTTATGGCGGATGACCGCTCAGTATTGCTGCCCGAAGGTAGTCAAAACATCCCCCTCTCGGAAAAGGCCACTATGTGGAAACAGGAGGCCGAAGCCATTATCAAGCGTTACATTGAGGTTGTGGTGTTTGAGTGAGGTGGCGGAATGACGAAGGAAGCCGTTGACCTTGTGCTTGAAACACTGCGTAAGTGGAACCGAGCAAACACTGGTAACATCAAGCCGGTGATTGAGCATATCGCCACTGTCAAACCGGAGCGTGGTAAGCGCCAAGACCTACAGCGTTCGGATTTTGTGTTTGCTTACGAAACCGCTCACAATGAGGATGTTCCCGACTTGCTCTACAATTTTGTTATGACTCGTATCAACATCACTGTAGATGTTCGCACGGCTAAGAGCCATTCCCATTTGCAATCGCTGGAGAACGAGATTCGCCGCCTCATTCATGCTGACCGCAAGGGTGACGGTATGAACTATGACCGTATGATTTTCAAGACGAGAACTGATTTGAGTGACCGGACGAAACGCCTTTTCCGACACACATTTCAAGTAGAGGTGGTCGTGTTGGCGGACCCAATAGGAGTGTAGTAAATGTCGGGAGCGAGCCAAGCGTACAAAGGAGATGTCTCCGAAGTCCTCATGGGTCATGAGACAGGTATCTACATTCAACACGGTGAGCCCTGCACTTGGCGAACCATGTGGTCTGCTGACAACCCCGATTATACGACCTTGTTTTTTGAAGGCACTGGTGGAGCCAATACGATTTTTGAAACCAACCCTATTCTCAAAGTGCCGCTCGGTATGCTTATTGGGCAAACTCTTACTTTTCACAAAGACGGCTCACCGAACAACTTTTCGGATTTTTACAACGACGGGTTCAACAGTCGCAATTACCGAATTGTTGACCACACGGTGGAAAGTGATGCAACTTACCTCAAAATTGTCCCAGCACTTGAGCACGACACCGCCACCCGTATCAGTACTGCGGGGGACGCTTTGTTCATTCATTCCCTCGGTATGCCGACATTGAGTGCGTCCGACTTTGTTCATGACAACGATGCCTCTGCTTCTCAAGAGGTTTCAACGATTGACCAGTTCATCGGACTGGCGTCACACATGGTTCTTCCCGATACTACTGTGGAATTGTTGCGCCATCATGTCATTGGACTTGGTCGCCAAGCAGCCATTCAACAAACAGGTAAAGTTCATCATCAAGGTGGCCAATTGGAAATGCCGTTGCACAATCCACGATGGCTTTACTACAGCCTTGGCCGTGAAGTGGTGGATGCTGAAACGATGATTGGTGCACAGGGCTATAATAAGGCGGGTATTTTGAGAACAGCGGTTGTGGCAGGACAAACTTACGCAGATGTTGACGACCTTGACTTCAACGGCCACACACTTGCAGTTGGCGATTATGTGTTGTTCCCCGATACCACGCTTGTTCCGACTGTGTACTACAAGGCCGTAGAAGGTTCGTCTACTCAATACTGGCCTTCGTCCGACGCTGCGTCTACACTGAGCAGCGACAGTCATCATTTTGACCAAGCCCGTTCCAGTGAGGTTCGTCGTGTAGTAGCCATTGAGCCTGTCGGTAGCGACTATCGTCTGTTCCTTGATGACCCCCTGTATTATGAACATCAGCCTAACGATGGAATACAGGCTTTCCGATTCGCGTCGGACGCTTCAACGGGTAGTCCGCATGTAGATGCAAATGGGCGCATTGATAACCCAGTTCACCGTTTATTGTTTTCAGCAGAAACTGTGCCCTCTTTTTGTATTGAACACAGCATTCGCAACCGAGATGTAGGGTCTTACAATGGAGCGAATGAAAGTAGCAACGCTCCCGGCTCGGCGACGGATTCTAAGCAATTGACTCGTATTTTCCGAGGCTGTAAAGTAGTGGAATGGGAACTCACGGCGACGACTGACGCAGAAGTCAAATACCGTTGCATTTTCAACGCCCTTTCGTGTTACACGGACACTGGGCGACTGGATGCCTCCAGTCCCGGTGACCGTTACACGGCCCATCGCTTGTTTCAAAATACCGCTTCGGACGCAAAAGGTCGCAAAGAAGCAGGCATCGCACTGGGCTCGGAAAAACCGTTCATGTTTTACAACGGCACTATTACTGCGTTTGACCAAGACATTGGTTACATCTCTACATTTGAGTTGCGAGGGAAGACGGGTGTAGAAACTTTTCACACCATCGGCGGTACACCCGTGCCCGAAACCGTTGACAGTGCGAAGCGTTCAACCAAGCAAGTTCCGTATGGAGGAACTCGTAACGCTTCGGTGATTCGGGAAGGAAGAGAAGAGTTTGAGTTGGAGATGGACATTATTATCCGTGACCCACTATTGTGGCATGAGTTGCGTAGCCATCGCGAAGTGAGTGGGACGGTTGATTCGGACACATCCATCATTGAAATGGTCTTCACTAAGCCGAGCACCAGTTCCGACAATTCTGCACAACTGATGCGCATTCTCATTGATGACTATGTGATGACACAGGCCCCCATTCCTGTACCGGATGACAAAGGTCTTCTGCATTCAAAGGTCATGATTCATCCAAAGAACATCAAGGTTATCAGTACCGACACCCTTTTCCATTGTTGAGTGATGCCATGCCCATGAAGCACCCTTCCCGTTTGCACCCTCGGTCCGAGGATGAAGTGGAAGTAGAAGGTGCATTCAATCCCGAAGCAGGTCGTGCTTCGGACAACCCATTTGGAGAGCACATCGCCCCCTCGCAAGAGCAGGCGGTAGACTCTCAAGAGGCCCCCTCGCAAGAGGCTGCCTCAAACGACGAAGTGAGTGAGTATGACGAGGAAAACCAAGAAAACGAAAATTAACATTGATGAAAAGGCTGTAGAGGTCGGTGTTCGTGAGCCGACTTTCTTTGAAGTTCAGTCACTTGCAACATTGTTTTCTGCACCCGAGTTCAATCTCGTTCAATACTGGCTGGCTGCATTTGAGATGTGGCTTGATGTCCCCGACAACATTTCTTTGAAGGATTTGACCATCACCGAAGGTATGGCGTTGAGGGAACTGGTGCCTCATCCCGACCAAGTTGTGGAATGGCTCAGTTTTCGGGAGGCGAAGTCAGCGACATTGTAAATTACATCGCTGGTAAACGAGCAGACGACTGGCTTCGCTTACAGAGAGAAGGGAACGAATACTTGCTGATGACACATTACAACATGGGGCTGAAAGAAGTGAGGGAACTGGGACCACAGGACGCACGGCAACTGCTCGCTTGGGCAGTGGTGATGAGGAAAAAGCAAGAGGCACAGCGAGATGATGCTGTTTACTTGGGCTACGATTATGTGCCCCCGTTGGAGTGATGAATCATGGATGAGAACCTTGACCCGCGCACGGTTGATTCCATGCGGCGTTTTGCGGAGTTTAGCGAAGACTCTACCAAGAACATGTCTCGGCTACGAGACGAACTCAGCGGCTTCAACCGTATTATGAATGTCTCGCACACTCGGACTCGTGATTTGCGTGAGGCTCTTCGGCAAATGCAGAGCATTGAGCCTATGCGGAATGTTCAAAGCGTATTGGAAGAGGCGCAGCAAACAGCCTTCCGACCTCCTCAGCAAGCCGATACTGCCGTGCAAACCCAATCAGCCGGCCCAGTAGAACAAAACCAAAATGTCAACATTGGGGCCATCAAAATTGATGTTTCCGGTATCACCGACCGTAGCGATAAGAAGAAGTTAGCAGAAGAACTTGGGGCTATGGTGTCCAAGCAACTTCGTTCAAAAATGGGCGGCTCGTTGCAAAACAGTGGAGTGAGTAGAGGTATTTGAAATGGCCAACCAACTACCGGTCCGACTTGTGCGAGAAGACGGCGACACCATTGATTTGTACGCTCACAAGGTTGAGTTTACAGTAGACCGTCGCTCGTCCGCCATTACTACTCAGTTCACCGACGGTGCTAAGTTCGGGATTGAGCCGAACATGGCTGAGGTAGTTGTAGAGATGGAGGGGACCTTTGCGGACGATAAAGGTCAAGAAAAGTCCGAGTTCGCTACGGCTACTATGGACTTCGGTAACGAACTTCCTTTCGCCGACCCTCCGGGCAATGGGCAATCCAACCTATTCCCCCCGTCGTCAAGTGGCGGTCAAGGCTTTTCGGGCTTCTTTAATTTCGGAGGAGTTGGACACACCTTGCCTACTTTTCCACCTAATACTCCCGATAATGACCATGTTGCGTACCTCAATGCCCTACACGGCAAATATTTTGACATGCCTGTTGGGTATTGGTACAAAACAGATGAACCTGTAGGGAGTCGCCACATCCGCTTTGTCTTTGATAGCAGGCGCAGCGGGTCAGTTCAAGAGCCGTATGCGTACATCAATCGCTTCCGGACGACGAATCTCCGTGTTGCCAGTTACAGCAGTTCAACTCGCACCATTAGCGTGACAGGAGGCGACCCGAGGGAATGGTTTGAAACGACTCTTGCACAGGCTACTTCATTTTCTATTACCGGGAACGGGTCTGCTGCAAACCTCTTTGGGGCCGTTAAAAGTGTAACCTCCAGTAGCATTACGCTATGGAATGATTCCATCACGACCCCAATTGCTGGACACGCTGTCAAAATACTCAAAGCCCCTCATCTAACCTACTACTCTGTTTTCAGCGACAACTTACCTGTAGTGGCTATACCTGTCAAGCACATTTTTGACCAAACTGCTCCCGCCTTCAAAAATGGCGCAGCCCGCGATATTGGAGGGGGTACCGGTCCTGCGGAAGTGTTGACACACATTGTCAGCAATGCACTTACAAGCATGTCACCTGCAACGGTCGGAGGGATGTGTTCCCGTGATGTAGATGCGCTGGGTGGTCGGGATGTGGGCGATGTGTACGAAACAGTTGTGTCAACAGGTACAGGTGGCGGTCAAACTTTCATCACAATTAAACAAAAAACAGATGTCGCTTTCGGTGCCTTGGAGGGGGTAATGAGAGATACTATACCTCTTGCAGTTTCGTTTGAGTCTACTGGTTTTATTGGTGGGCGAGCCGGAAAAAAAGTCAAGTCTGCGGGCGATAAAGCGCAAGACCTTTTGGGAATTGTTGCTAACAGTCAAAACTTTCAGCCCAATAGTGATTTAAGTTCACCACTTGTAAAGGAGTTCATTGAAGGTTTACGAGGGTATAGTGAAAGCAACAAAGGCGATTACATTCTCGGTGTTCAAATCCCCTATGACTCCTCTGTCACATCTGTTTCCGAAGCATTTGAGCAACGCAACTTTTTCATTACCCACGGTAAAAACCTGTCAACCAGTTACAAATTGGCGACAGCCAACACTTACCCTGCCAGTGATGCATTTAGCCCCACACACAATGGGGCAAGGACGAAAGGTATCAAGGCCATTATCACCGATTTGCAACTTGAGCACCAAGCGCAGTCCAATGTTTACAACTTCCGTTTGCAAATGATTGCATCCGACTTTATTCTGTGAGGCAAAATCATGATTCCGCTGAGGTTGGTTTTTGGTGAGGCGTCCCCACATGTCGTGCATGTGGATGCCCTTGATATTACCATTGCCGTAGAGCGCACTGTTGCAGCCTTCCCTGTTCCTCTTGACGCATACCGAGTGGCGATTGACACGAACATACCTCAAGTTGTAGTGAGCATTCGCGGCATCATCCAAGACGACCCAATCGGCGGTACACCTTCTACAAAGCCTTCGTCTATATTGTGGGATATTCGGTATTACCCTACCACCGTCCCGGCCGCTTCAAGTGCTTATGCAAGTGTTGAGAGCCTTCTGCAAACAGCAAGGCTTCATTTAAAGCCAGTGTATTGGAACTTTCGTTCTCCCATCTGTACAAGTAGTGGTAATCAACTTGTGTTGGTTTTCAATAGCAATGTGTCAAACAGGGCAGGGGGCGTTGCATCACCCTCAGTAGACCCGGCCTATGCATTGGCCGAGAACAGTAACCAAGTCCGAATCAATGTCCCTATTGGTGGTGTCCTTTTCAATCCGGATAACGGTAATCCGGCAAGCACACTGGCCCTCATTATTCAAGACGCGTTGCAGTTGACAACTGAGATTACAAAAATAGGCAGTTGTGACGGCCTTGGAGGCAAGCGGGTAGCAGACGCATTTTCAGTAACGGTGAACGGTTCTGTAATCCAAATACAGGATGTGTTTGTCAATTCATCAACCAGCCACACACCAATGTTTAGAATTAGTTCACCCACATTTTACAGATGGCCTCTTAATGGAATTGTGCTCAATTCATCTCAAGTAGGTAGTTCAAAAGGGATGAGTGCAGGAGACAAAGCGCAAAATCTCCTTGGACTACTTTCCAATAGTACCAAGGACAAAGACTTGCTGAGGGGCATCCAAATACCCTACAATTCCCTCATTACCTCCAACGAGATTTCCCCAACCGTTCGCAATTTTTTCTTGACATCCGGCAAAGTTACACCGCTTGATAAGGGCTCGCTCGGCAATCAGCGACCGAGCACTCGTCCAATGGAAATTGCTCCTGTGACCGATGACGGTCCAGTTTTCGCTACTTTTGAAAGTGTAGCCGATTTTGTCTTTCCGTTTGACATTGGAGGCACGGATGTACTCGGTGATGCTTGGGCTAAGTTGGGCGGCGCTGGCACCACCAACACCGGGGGCATATCAGTCATTCCCGAGTCGCTACATTTAACCAAAGAGGGAGCCGACAATTATTATCAGTTTGATTTACAAGTGATAAGTGCTGACCATGTAATAGGGGTGAACTAATGTCACTGTTGATGAAGCCCAGTCATGCGCTGTTTTTCAACGGTGTAACCGACGGTGTTTCTGTTCCTCGTATGAACTTTCGCCGCAATTTCGGTGAAATACATCAAGGTAGCGATTTGAATAATCAATCTACACTTGGCTCGTTATCTGCTTTTACAATTGAAGCGTGGGTTATCCCCGACTCCGGGGGCATCGTGTGGGAACAGGAAAACATCTGCCGCCTCATCGTCGGCAGCCCTTCCAGTCCCGGCCCCGCTCACTTCCAAGTTCAATTGCGGAACATTGCAAACGGAGCAATCAACACTTACACTTTGAGTACAGCGAAAAGTGTCACTGGCCCGGACGGGCAAATCGCCTATTGGGATGGTGTGACCTTTCCCCTGCCCGGTGATGACATTCACGACACTTTCAACGCACAGGACAAAGGTAAAAACGACCTCACGGCTTTGAACTTAGGTCACCGTGAATTGATGTTGGTTACAGCCACTTTCAACAGTCGCTTCCTTTCGCTATCCATCAATGGAGATGTATTGGCTTACAAAGAACTTAAGGAAGACCATGAGGTTGTTCTGCATCCTTCTGCTTTATACATTGGCGGAACTGGTGGTGAATACCGAGGTGTGATTGAAGCGGTGCATTGGTCAAGGGGTGCATCGGACGCTGCCTCGCGCTTTGAAATGCCTATCAAGACTGATAGTACGCTTGGATTATGGCGGTTTGAAGAGCCCGTAGAACCCATCCCCCATGTCCTTGAACTCCCTTCTGTACCCGTACAGACCGGTGCATCTTCTGTAGTGAACATTGGAGTAGTAGCAGCACAAACACTGATTGACACATTTACCGGCAAAGAAGGCGAAGTCCTGTTGGATTTAACCACGCCGCCCCAGTCAACCGGAAATTATGCCGTGAAAAGAGTAGACGCCAGCGGTACCCAGTCTACTGTTTCTATTCCTCACACCTCTTACAACCTCCTTATCAATCCATTAGGGTATAGTCGTGATACTGGTGTACCCAACCGAGAAGCACCCGAGCGTATGCGCATTATGGAAATAGACGCTTCCACGGGTACTATTACGCTTGAGAGCATCCATTTGGACTTTGCATCAAACGCCAGTACAGGTCGCCGAGGGGCACTCATGACGCACAGTTCGGGCATCGGAGTTGTCGTAACGGGTGACTGTATTGTGGACACTGGTACTGATAACACCTATCAAAAAGCGGGTACGGGTACGCAGTTTTCCCACCGTCAAGGACAGGTACTTGTTGACGAAAGTGACTTTGGCAATCACGGTATTATGTTTTCAACTACGATGGCGATTACAGACAACGATTACACGAAGTTTTCTGCAACCACTCGCATGGGTGACAATTTTCTCATTGGACATACTGGTCGGCATATACTCAATCATGTGAGTGGGCATCCTTTCATGGGTATGTTGCCGCAGCCGAGCAGTGCCTTTGTAGAACAATCTGTAGATGCCGTTGCACAAATTATGGAGGCTACTTTCGCCGGGCGATATGGGCAAATCAAGGATGTAGTTGTAGCCGGCTCGGAAGTTGCATTTCATGAACGGGTCGGCGATTTCCCTATTTCCAGTGCTATATTCACTTCTGTTCCAACACAATTGGTTGAAAACGGTATGGCCGGGGTGGATGATACTCAGCGTGATTTGTTGGCGATTGGTGGGGCCGGATTTGACGCCCAGCATTTTGCTCTCAAGAGTTTACAGGATGCTTCCCCTACAGGTCAAGAGCATACGCGTCACCTTACTCCTTCTGCTCAACCTCGGGTTGCTATTCTCAAACTCCCTACGCTCGCAGATTACGATTATCCGCCCTTTGTACAAGTCCACTACAATGCGATTGACTTCGGGGGCACAGGAATTGAGCGTGCTGCTACAGCCCGCCTCGTGTCAAATTATGCGGCCAATGTCCTTACTTTGCAAAGCACGAAAGCATTTGGCGCTGATGCAACGACGACCACTGCTGACAAAGTATTCATTGGTTCCGAGGTAGCAGGGCTATCATCCATTACAGTGACCATCAGCCATTCGCCCGCCACTCTTACTTTTTCTTCTGCACCGACCGCTGGATTTCAAACGGCGGCCGTTATTGGGGCGATTGTTCACACTTCGTTGAGCGGCAGCGCACTTGTTGTCAATAAAACGCTACCTGTCGCTGCACATGAACTGGCTGCGGGGGTACGAGTATTGGATGTTATGCACAGCGACATTGCGGCGGGAACAGCCGTGCTATATGCTCCCGGGGGCACAATTGAGTTTTCCGCTACGCCGGACTTTTACTTTGGAGATGGCGATTTGCTTGGCGACGATAGTGAAGGCACGCTGTACGAAAATACACTGGACCATTCCAAGTCCCCAAAGAATTACTTACCAGCCCACGCTTCCGATAGTCCACAAAGTGCACCTACAGGTATACCGAGTGCATTTTACGAAGACACTTCACGACCTTCGTATTTCCATAAAGTGATAATTTCAACTGCGGATGTTGAAAATAGCGACGCCAATATTGACACAAATGGAAATTATCAAGCAGGATTCAATTACAACCGCCGTTCTCGTACAGGTGTTTTGGTGAATAATGTGGCCGGATATGCCGCAGGAACAACGGTATTCACAGTCAACGGTGTAGATGCTACAACAGTGTTTGATGTAGGTGTTCCTCTTTTCAGCCTTTACGGTCAACGATTAGGCGAAGTGTCGGCGGTTACGGCGACAAGTATTGCTATTTCAAGCGGTAGTTCCGCAGCGGTTGTTCACCGTGAAGAGTTGTTCTTTCACCCAATCCCTCAATCCCGTTATAGCCGTAATCAAGGGACACCGATTAACGAAGTGTTTGACATCGTTGGTCACATAGGGCAAGGTAATCACATTCAACTTGTGATTCAGCCAACTGACCGCTCTCGCTTCAATCAATTATCAAAATTGGTTACTTTGGCGGAAGACCCCGATACGCCCAACAAAGTTACTGTGGAGTATGTTGTTTCTCGTGGCAAGGTCATTGACTTTCAAAGCACCATGGGCAGTAGTAGTACCACATTACGAGCACATGGATTGGTTGCAGACGCGTTGTCCAATTCAGTCAATGTGAAAGGTGACGGTGCTCCCGATTCATTCATTGTCAAGGAAATTATGCCGGGTAGTCCTGTCGTCACCATGACAATGGGAGGCCCCGGGCAAGGCGCAATTAACACAAAGCCCACCTTTGACCCAAGCCCGTTAAGTCGCCTTGGATGGTCTTTACGACGAGATTGTGTAACAAAGGTCAGTGCTCTCGGCTCAACTACAATTTCCGTTGTACCACTCAACAACGCCGCCACTGATTTGGCCTCATGGGGAACTTATTGTTTCGGTGAGACAGGGCGAGTGTATTTGCGAGAGGCCGCTGCTACTACTGATGAAAATGCGAGTGCTTATGCGTCGGCTGAATATTCGTCCAAAACGGGGTCACAATTTACTTTTGCTTCGGGAACAGGGCATCGTGGTACAGGTAAGTTCGTGGGCTTTGACGGTAGGGAGTTGGATTCGTTTGCGGCTTGGAAGACTGCTGTCGGGATTGTAGTAGGTAACAACTTACATGTTGACGATAAGTTTGACGAAGCCGCAGTTGTTCAAGACGGGACGACCATCAATGACCGCATGTTCCAGTCTTTGAACAGTGTTCAGCATGATTATCAACTTGGGACACAGTACGCGAGTACCCGTGCTATGGTTGAGATTCCGCTGTTCAAAGACTTCTTCTTTGACAATGAGAGGGACGGTGTTTTCCCCGGACCAAATAACAGCATGAAATTGCATTTGGACGCTACTTACACGGCCCCTTCTTGGTCGCCTAACCCGGTTGGTCGCCGACCGGGTAGCGTTTCTCCGGAAGACCCTCCGATGCACAGTGCTTATTCAATTCCAATCGTAGATAAAACGCACCGGCAAGGGACAACCATTAGCGCAGAATACGATTATACGAATCGTCGCGTCTATGTTACTGACATCAAGGTGTTTCCCGACCCCGATAGTGTTCCTACAACCGTTGGGAACATCAACGGTGCGTTGAGGTTTAGAACTGCTTACACTTCAAACGGTCATTGGTTCATGTACAAGTCAGTGAACCGCTCCAATGGTTATTTGGAGGTTGCTGGGAACGCTGCGGCCGACGACAACTGGGCATTTTCTTCGGATTTTAAGCGAGAGTTCCAAGTCGGGTTACAATTGATTCCGCCTCTTGAAACAGAAAACCTCAATTACAAAAGCATTGGTGATAACCCTCTTGTCTCAAGTGCTGGGTACGAAGGTCGTGATTCGTTCTATTACGACAGGGCCAATGTAATGACTCAAGGAGGTAACATTGATTACGGACTCAAACAATATGTCAGCGCCATTGAGTTTAAGGCTGGACCTACCGTAAATCCGCACCTACCCCGTATCAAGAATAGGCGAGCAAAGGGAATTGTCGCCTCTTTCAGTAGTCCTACTTTGGTGCTGGAAGACGGTACGGACTTTCCTCTTGACATTACCGGTGATACTGATTATGCGTACCGTATAGAATATTACGATATTGCAGCAGCGGGCGTTAAACGCGCTCACTACAATGTGCGCACAGGTAACTCGTTGGCGCTGGTTTCAATTGATGCTGGCTTTGCTCCAACGGCAGGGACAGAAATCACGCTCATTGATGTACACGCAGTGACGGCTACATACCCCGAAATCAACACCAATTACTTCCTCAATACGGCTTGGGCAAACCCATATTGCCCCGGAGGCTTGCGCAGCGGAGATACGGTATGGATGAACATGCACTACACAAATCCCCACGCTACGGAAGGCTTGTTCTGCAAGAGCCGAGGAACACTGAATGAAGGCGAGGTGTGGGAAGGATTTCTTGGTGGAGAAGGAAGTCTCAACGCTGCTTCTCGTGAAAGCCTACCACTGGAGAACTTTTTGATTGGCAACTCCTGTTTGGAAACAGCACGGAACTTTGTGCAGCATGTGAACAAAACGGTTGAATTGAATTATGAATCACTTGGGTTGACGGACGACATCCCTGTAGTGGCCTACCTTGACCCATATCAAAGTACAGAAGAGCATGCGCGAGTTTTGTTGTATGATGTGGCCCATGACCGCGAGTTCATCGCTTTCCAAGACCTGTGGATGCAAGTTCAATCCAGCCCTGCCGCAGTGCAAATTGGAGTTAATAATCGTGGTACGGGAGTACAGGATGTAACGGATAGAACATCGGGCATTGATGTCGCCGCTGGATTCCCTTCTCAAAACCGAAGTTTTCAACCAACTACTCAATCCGACTTTACAGAAGCGGCCATGGCGCACGGCAGTACATGGAATGCAAATGTTGATGTTAGCACTCACCCTACTGGCTATCACGAGCATAAGCCACAAGTCAGTTCCATAATGCCGAGAACACAGGAAGCCGTGCACGATGCAGATGCTGCAAATGAATTGCATGGACAGATGCTTGCTGGTACAAATGAACACTCTACTTTCTTTGATACCCCGGACGGAACTCGGGTTATACCTGCTTTTTTATCCATGAAAGGGATTCGCTCTTCACCACTTGATTTATCAGCGCATCAAGAGGAGCGTTTGCAGCACTTGCCGCATTGGACCGACATGGACTTTGTACGCCGACTTGCAATTGATTTGGGTGAAGTTGGTGTCAAAGAAGGGGTCACAGATATTGAGGCGGCGGCAAAAGAAGTTGTCCGACTTATCAACCAAGCCGGGGCTAAAAACGGCCGTACACATGCTCGTCGTCCTGCTGACCAATATTTAGGAGAAGGTGAACGATTTGATTTGGGCAAGGGCGAAGCATCGGTTCACACTGGGGACACCAAAGACCCTACTGCACATCACCAACATGCTGATTTTGCGGTGACTGGTTCTACCCATGACCCTTCGCCTTTTTGGAATAAAGAGACGGCGTTTGGAAGTCACGACCGCGGGACACACATGGGGTACCTGCGGGCTCATTTGGGTAGAGTGGTCATGGACGAAAAAGGAGAAGAAGGCTATTCAGTAGTCATTCATTCTACAGTGCCCGGAGCATCGGGGCGTAACTTCTGCGTGTGGTTGGATGCATCAAACGCACAGGCTCCTTACCGACCCGAGTTTTTGATTGGGCACGGTGGGCGTTTCCGCAATTACTGGTGTCAACCAAATGAAAAGAGCGGCGAAAACATGCATGCTGCACCTATGCCCATCAACAAGTTTGGGCGACCATTTGCCCCTATTACGACTTTGCGCGAGTATTTACCTGTAGACGAAGTCTCCGACGATTACAAAAACAACTTGGACTACGGGCCGGAAATCCAATCCAGTTCGCCACTCAACACAGAATCTACCACTGAGCATGCTACTGGGCGAAGTTTGAACTCTGTAGTTGATTCTAACTTTGAGCCTAAATCAAATGGCCAAGTGGTTATCAGTGGGCTGCGAGTAGGTTCACAGGCAACTGCCCGCATCAATTTTGGAGGAATAACTCAAGCGGGCATACCCGGATGGGCACCGGATTGCAGCCGATGGGGATATGGGCCCGATGGTGTCAACACTCGCTTTGACCATATCTACGGAGATAATGTACAAATTGGCGTTAATCAACATGGTCTCGTCAATCAAGGGGCGGGGTCGTACATCCCCGATGATGAAATCCGCCCGGATAAAATTGGAAACGGGCAAATGTACGGGGTTCGCTTTACCGACCATCGCAGCAAGCCACACACTATCCGCTTAGTTTATCGCCAATACGGACAGTCGTTTGCAGGCGATTTGACACACTTGCCGGAAACACTTGATGATGAAATCGTCATTTATTTTGATGACAGGGATGTTGGTCAAGGTGGCTTTACTGTCGGTAGGCACATGGCTGGCGAAGGTGATGTCAATGGGCGCTACACTGGTGGAACCAAGCAGCCGTTCAAGGGTAATTTGTGGAATACTTACAACTCAGCGGCGGTAGGCATATCCATTTCAGTTGAAAAGGACGGCTCAAATGACAACTTGAAGTTCACACTCGCTTCGCCATACGATAACAGTGGTTCGTTTACCCACACGGATATTCTTGGGTACCTTGGCCTGCCGGACAGCGGGTTGATTCAATTGAGTGATGTGGCTGGTACAGGGAACAATGGTGAGGTTTACTATTACACTTCCCGTTCACATGAGGGCAAGGCTGGTATTGGCGGGGCCAATGAACACTTTTTGTACGGCGTCAAGAATATTCCTTCTGCATATACAAGCGGTAAAGTCACCCGCATCATGAGTGCCCGAATGAACTTTACAAGTGTACTCACTGACGAGGTTATTGCGTCGGCCGTGAACTTTGCTATCGGTATGGAAGACCCCAACACGGACGATGTAGGAGCAACGAGTTTTGATTGTACAGGACTTTACGCTCCGGATGGGCGTACTTTGGCCGAGTGGGGTGTAAAGCCCGGCGCTGTGCGTGTAAAGGCGCACAACCCAAAGCACAGAGTAGTCCCACTTAGGCATTTCTTTGAATCATCTATTACACCCGATTTGGGAATACAGGCTGCTGTTGCAGACGACGAATTGACCGCTCTGCAAATCTCGGAAGGTCGCCGAATTGATTGCGGCTATTTACCGAAGACACTTTTGACTGTTACAACGAAGTTTCGTGGACCAAACGCCAATACAGCGACGCCCATTATTGTAGATAGTCAAAACAACATGGTTCGCACTGAACAATGGCGACAAAATCTGCGAGGTGAAACCTTTTACCGTTTACCGGGTGACCGCATTGTCCCTATGGTCAATTCTCCAATGTTTGAAATCAACAATCTCAACACAGGTGCTGGCCCCTATTTGGAGACAGATAACGGCAACAACGAGTTTTTATTCTTGACCTGCACACCTGCCTCGGATGATAGCGACTCTTGGGGTGACCCTGTTATAGCATGGCTGGGTGATAGTCACTGGGCACGCATAGAAAGTGCTGCCGGGTCCAACTCAGCCTATCGTGCGAACATCGTTGATAGTTCCACCGATTTCTTAACCACGGTCGCCGTAAACGACATCATGCTTGCTCACGGTAACATTCGTGAAAGTAGGTACACCCAAGGTGTCCGTACGAAAGGAAGCAAGCACGGTGAGCCACTTCTTTACTTCCGAGGCGCTAAAGCCAGTCCGGACCGATGGGTACCTCTTTATTTTGGCGGCGGCTTTTCGGGCGTAACTGTAGACATCAATGACGGTACAGAAAATGACTATTCGGAGTTCTACACTCACCCCTATGCCGGTGGCCCAACCGGTGCAAGTGGATTACAAAATGTAGGCGAAATTGCAGGGGCTTATGCGCTACTTGACGCTAACGCCATGCTGGCTATGTTCCCCGGAACCCCATATCTCAACCAACACAACGGTCGCAATCACATGCCGTTTTTCAACCAAGATGCTATGCTGAGCCCGGACTTAGATGCCGGTAACAATACTTCTGCGGCACACACAGGTGTTACTTACACTGATGGTGGTTTCACCGTAAATTGCGCTCGTCCCAGCCCTATAGTGATACGGTTTGGTCACCCCCATGCCCGCTATAATTCTACGCCACAAGCCGAAGACTCTACGACTTATCTCATCTTTGGCCCGGGGCAGGCGGTGCCCCACAATTTCGCTACCTTTGAACCTCAGTTGTCGGACATCATTCAAACTGGTAACGGGTACAGTTCTGTACCTACGGCGCACCCTGTAGCCGGCAACTCGCTCCTACCTAACACCATTACCCACGGAGATGCAAGCATCAGTGGATTTGATGCGTTGCTGCCTCCCACAAAGGAATATCAAAGTAACAATGCACAGGGGTACAACTTTGTGTTAAACTGGGAGCCGACAAAAGGATTCCCGAACGCTACATACTACGGGCAAGTCGCAGGTGAGGGTCGTTACTACGATAATCAATTAGGTGCATCAAGCCCTCCACCAAATGCCCATCCATTAAACGAAGTATTTGCAAATGTCAGCGGCGTGTACATGGGGCACGGCACCATACCTACTACACTCGCCAGCGCATGCGTATGGCACATGGATGGCGGCTATCACCCCGGCGGTCACTTTTTGGATAATCACATCATCCGCAATATCAAACACCCCCAATCAAACACCCGTTTGGCGACAGGTTCGGGCGCATCTCAAAATCCATCAGTTTTCCGTGTCGCTTCTGCTTTAGCCAAAGCATATCTCAACACATTTGGCTCGGAGGATGACATGGGTCACATTGATAATGTATTCATTGTTGATGCTACGCGCTGTCAAAATGCAGAAGAGTTAGCAGCCGTATTGGCTACTGCTATCAACACTTTCCCCGGTAAAGAACCGCTCAAAGCGATTGGTGGTACTTTCTTACCTTCTATGCAACATGCTGCAAAGCAAGACCGTTATGGCTGGGTTACCATGGATGTAGGAACTTATACGGAGGAGTCGGCAGGACCAACCGCAGCCACCATTACTACCGGTGCGACTATTCCTACGACCTTACCGCAGTATGGGTGGCTACGCATAAGCGATGGAAGCCTGTCAGCATTTGCGCCGTATGTTAGTTACGCCGGTAGCACTTTCACTTTAGGGCAAAACTCTTACACAAGTAACACAAACATGGTTGACCCTGTGACCAAGTTGGCGGTGGCGGCGAGCACTGTAAATGGGCCGGATGTTAAACTCTATGTGTGGACAAAGGCCGGAACACATCGTTACAACAACTCCAACGAATCAATTGACGAGCGTACACAGGTTCACTTTAACGGGCTACTTGACGCCGTTGACCGGACTAAGCCTGTGGGAGCCGTTGGGTGGGCAGGTGAACGGTATTCGTTCCTCAACTCATTGGAGATAGGCTCGTCGGCAACCTTTGGTGCTGGACTCGGAGCATGGCACCCCTTCTTGGGATTCTCGCCTTACGGTAGTGCTGAGTCTTGCTTGGGAACAGTTTCGCCACATGGCTCTATAGATACGGTCACTGCACTATGGTCGGAGAGTTGTGTTCACGGCCTTGCTTCACGGCACTTGATTGCAGTGACTCACGAAAGTGAACTTCCACTTATTGCAAAAACCGACCGAGACGGTATCATCGCCATGGGCGACTGGCTGGATGTAAAGCGAAGCGGTACATTGGCGAACGCCGGAACGATTGCTTGGGACGCTGAGAAATTGCATAACAAGGACCGGTATGTTTCCCACGCCACTGCCGGTCCTCATGTAGAGGCAATCATGGTCAATACAACAACGGCCTTCCCACAAAAAGCAGCGTCTTATCCAGCGGTCGGTGTAGAAGCATACTGGCATGCGCAGGTTACAGCCGCCTCTCAAATCGGTCGCGGTGATGCTTGCCACAGTCCTACGGGTGATTTGTTTTGGGACAAATCTGTAGTACCCATGTCGGAATTGCACGAAGACTATCCCACCTACGGGGTTGAATGTGAAGGTGTCACGACAAAAAGTCAGTATTACGGCACCTCCGAAGGACTCTACAAATACTACGACGGGCGACAGGCTGCCCGCAACTTCCTTGAAGAACACATTGTTTGGAAACGGATGGACGGTGGGAACCTTACTTTGCCGGCCAGCAACGCTCGCGGTCTCGGAATGACGCCTTGGGTTGTGCGCAAGGACGGTTCTGCCTACAAGACTGTTGGTGAGAAAATCCTCGGTAACAATCGCTTCTCCTTTGAATCTACGAATAGCGCCATGTTCCCCTTAATACAGGCCCAAGAATTGGCGCACCCTCAACTGGAGATGAATTATCCGTTGGTAGAAAGTGCACTCAAAATCCCGAATGAAGAATTGCAATTTCAAAGTGCGTTGGTGACTGATGATACTGGACAGGAGCATAGGTTAGAAGGGGGTAGCCCTCTTGGAACCATCATTTACGATTTCCGACATGTAAGCGACCGAGACATTGAGGGGTTGGCCCCATCACTGGCTGGTAGTGGGGTGTCCCCAAACATGCGTATTCGCTTACCACTTGCGAATGAGATTCCGGGCAACATCATTGTTCGGCCCGGCTTTGACCGAATACAGGCTTATCAAACCGAAACAATGGGCTCGGGCGGCCTCATGCATCCCTCACAAGGCGAAGGGGCTGTTAAGGACACCTTCGCCAACACTTACGACAGTCCTCGCCTTTGGCCAACTTGGGAGAACAATGGATGGGAACACCTTTCTCAAGACGGGGTAGATGTAAGCAATGACCGACTTGCATTCCCCAACAGTTCAACTCATGGCTGGCAGCAACATACGGACAACGCCCCTCTCAAGACAGCATATGAGCCACATGACCGTGCCCTACATTTCCATGTAACAAAAATGGGCGCAACGATGACGCACCGGTACGATGTTGATGAACTGACTTTCAG